GGTAGACATTTTATATAATACTCCTAGAAAAAATTATTCCGGAAGTAATTCTTCTACGACAAGGATTTTCTTGTATTCTTTCTTCTGGTATCCTTTCATGTCTTCCTTTTCAGATTCAGATTCAGATTCTGAATCTGAATCTGAACCATCATCTACTTTGAACTCCTTATACTCAGTGTCCGTCCACCCTTCTGGAGTATCATCATCGTCCATTACTATCAATAGCATTTTTTAAAAGTTCTTCTGTCGGATTCGTCGGTACCCACGAATCCCAAGTATCATAAGCTTCGTTTATTTTATTCATACCCGGGTCATCACCTGTATATCTAGTAAACTCTATGCCCGACTCGTCTATGACGTCAATGTCATTCGCATCATCGTCGTCATCGTCCAAGTCTGGGAAGTATGAACCCACTCGCTGCCCGACTTCATATCTCGCGCAGTATTTCATCGAATATTCCAAATCTTTCACGAGAACTGCAGTTCTCCCACATGCTTTTGAATATTCGCATGCAAGAATCATACCTTTTTCGAGTACAGGTGTGACGATGTTTATCATCGCCTGTGTGTACTGGTTAATTTGTTCGCTCGTATCACCCGCGAGATCGAAACCTGTTTTCATTATGTATCAAATAATAACTTTACGGTTCCGTTCTCCAAACGGAGTATGTTATAACTTTGTGCATAAACTCTAAGTTCTTTGTCGAAATTTGTTGTATAATTAAACAAGCCAACTTTTATAGTTTGGTTCTTTATGGGCGAAAAATTGAGTTGCCCTGTGGGATACCAGCGTTCTGGTTCGAGCGCAAAACTATACAGGTAAAAGCGCCTATACACAGGTGTTCTTGAATGGTGTTTACCAGGTTGTATCGACCGAAGGTGTATCATATCACCAGTCGTGTGGTCGAGTATCTCACTGCCATCAAGGGTCATTTCGAGGTACTTAAGTTGCTCGGAGTTTGTGAATGTAGACGCGTCACTCGTTATGTTTGTATTTGATGAATAATCAAGTGGTGTCGCGAAATCGTTTATAACATTCGTGCGATTTTCGTACTTGTCTTTCACGACAAAAAATAGCTCTTTGACGGAATTTCTGAAATTCGTACGCACTTCATGCTCATTTGCTTTTAGTAAATCGTTGTATTTAGCATCAGTATTCTTGAGTGTAAATGTATTCAGTTGTGTCTGTGTGATGATATAATCCGTGCGTCCTAATTTTGGTTTATTTTCAAGTGATACCATTTCTAAACCGAGATTCGCACTTTTTATAAGTCCAGTTGGATTTTTGCCTATGTAATACGACTCACTTATGAGGTCAGACGTCTCATTCACCGCAAATATACATTCTTCTGCCTTTCTGAATTTTATCACAATTTCTATCTCTTGTTTGGTGATAGCATACAAAGGTACAGCGAGCTCTGGATACTCATGGAAGTAGAATGGAATATCTACAAGATACGACGCATCAGACTTTGACTTAGTAACGAGCTCTTCTCGTAATACACTGTATCTATCGTCAGCGACAGAGAAAATCTGATATGGTTTTCCTAATAATTTAGTAAGACATGTCTGTTTAGACTGGGTGACAAAAAGTTCGGAGTGTATAGCTAACATGTCAGTGGTAAGCCGTTGTATGAGAGTACCTCCAATGTATAAATCTGCATATTCTATCATGGAATGTGCGATTGATTCACAATACGTAATATGGTCATACCCACTCACTAGATTCTGATCTATTCCACCGAGCGTGAGTTTTAAGCGTACACCTTTGATGAGATCACCTTGATTTTGTGGTATAGTACATCTTAGTTCCTCACCGAATTCAATATGACCCGCAAAATCTAAATCGGTATAAAACTTTGAAAAATTTGAATGCTTCTTGAAATTTTTTATAAAATACGTGTATTCCGGGTCATCTGTGAACAGATTGTCCTGTGGACCGGTCGCACCTAATTGGACTCTACCAGCCATTACTATTATTAGTGCCTAAAATTTTAACCCAGCAATACCTCCATTCACGCGCAAAACATTATAGTTTGATGCGTACACGCGAAGTGTATGTGCACTTGATATACTCGGGTCGTCGAGTTCAACTTCGAGAAGTTTGTGTATCACGCGACTCATGTTTACTTGACCCGTGGGATAATACACTTCTGGCTTGAGTGCAAAGCTATATATACCAAACTCGTAGTTTTCGTCGACAGAGTTCGTGTGATGTCGTAGAGGTTGTTCCGCGGATAATTCGAGATTGTCTGCATCTATCACCGTGTTATTATTGAATTTCAAATTCACGTGTTTGATAGGTACGTGTGCTTGTGTATCATCATTCGTCGCGATGAAAAAAAGTTCTTTCACTGGATGTTTAAAATTTATCATCACAGCACGTTTGGAAACACCGGAATCCATGCGTATTTCAGCCACTTGTGTTTGTGTTATTACGTATTCGATAGGTCGAGTCATTATGAAAGCCCGTTCCACATCCGTCAGATACACGTAATCTACGAATAAACTCGCATTTCGAAGTTTGACACCAGACGTAATCGGTGTAGTGCTGTATGTCGATGTACTGAGATCGTATTCCACTGTGAGCTCATCGACAGGTCTAAACTTTAGTTTTATTTCGACTTCCTGTACTGAAAGACCACACGTCGGTATAGCTAAACTTGGATGTTTATTGAAATAAAACGGCAACTGTACCTTATATTTTTGAAAATCTGTGTACTGTGGGTACGTGGCATCGTTAATGATAGGGTAACTATTATGTAAGGTGGTGGCGACAAGAGTAAAGTCCGCGTCATTTTGTGTATAGTACAGTTGATTGTACATGTATATGTATTCGCCAGTGATACGCTGAATCGTTTGTCCACCGATGAGTAGGTCTGCGTATTTAATCATCTTTGTAGGTGTAGACGTATTCCAACGAATCTGTTTTACTTTTAGGGTTATATACTTTGATGCATCGCTCGCGGATGTTATTCTGGCATTGTCGTAGGTACCTATGATATTGATCTCTATATTCAAAGTAATTCTATAATTTCCACCCCCCAAGTTCTCTTTCGTGTAATCATTCACACTTACCCCAGTGATATTGAACTCTTCTGTGCTATTAAAGACGTATTCGACCCCTTGGTACACAGAGAGTTCACTCGTCTCCACGGCGTCGACATATAAGGTCGCGTTTGTACTTCCAGTCGCGATAACGTATGAGTGACCTTGTCCGAGTGTGGGTGTAGGTGGCGGTAAATCGATGTTTAGTGTCAGGTCTCGAATCAAATCACCCGATGTGTTTGGTACACGGGCGGAGATTTCATTACCGTACTCCTCGAAGCGTTCGATTGGGATTTCAACTTGTTCGAAAGCAAACTTTGTGTGTCTTCTAAACCTGGAAAGAAAGTGTGAATACTGTGGTTCTTCGGTGATCCACTTGCCCTGGATTCCAGTGGCTGCGAGTAACAGACGACCCGACATTCCTACTATTTGTGAGTAAAATTTTGCGAAATAAAACGATACGCTAATTTAGAATGAACATTCAGTTGCGAAAATTCAATCCATTAAAAATGGAAGATGACCGAATATGCGTCTTCATTGGAAAGCGTAACACAGGTAAATCCACGCTCGTCAAAGACATCATGTACTATAAGAAACATATACCAGCAGGCATCGTTTTATCTGGCACCGAAGAAGGTAACCACTTTTATGGAAATTTTATACCAGACGTGTGTGTCTATGGTGATTACGACGGAGAAGCGGTAGATCGTGTTTTATCCAGGCAAAGAAAGCTCGTGGGTACCAGGGGAAAGAACAAATCAAATGGTGCATTCATGTTACTTGACGATTGTATGTACGATTCAAAATTTTTGAAAGAAACGAGAATTCGTCAATGTTTTATGAACGGTCGACACTTTAACATATTCTTTATGCTGACGATGCAATACGTCATGGATCTCCCTCCCGCACTTCGAGCAAATGTAGATTATGTGTTTATACTCAGGGAAAACATCATACAAAATAGGGAAAAACTGTATAAGTCATTCTTTGGTATTTTCCCATCATTCGATATGTTTTGTAAAGTCATGGACCAATGCACCGAGAATTATGAGTGTCTTGTCTTGGATAACACGGTTAAATCAAACAAAATAACCGATTGTGTGTTTTGGTACAAGGCGAAAATCAGGACGGGATTCAGGGTGGGAAGTCCGCAACTTTGGAGCATGCACAAGAAAACATACAACCCAAAATATTTGGAACAGCAGGAGGCTGATGCGAAGAAGGCGACAAAGAAAACACATCTCACGATTACCAAACGAAAATAACGAATGCGTCACTCTCCAATTTCAAAAACATAGCTCTACATTAAATGTCGACCGACGTTCGAACTTTGAATCTCTCCGAAAATGATGATGGAATGGTTCCATTGACGACATCATTTGTGCAGAATAATCAACCCGAAAAAAATGTGAGCCCAAATAAAGAAATGACCATGGATTCCACACCAATTAATGATATCATGGGCCAACCAGAAATGCCACTCGAACCACCTATGATGGAATCGGACCCACGTGTTCAACAACAGCAGATGGTCATGCAACAGCCAGTTGTCATGCAACCACAGCAACAGCAGCAACAGCAAGTTGCTATGCAAACCAAGAACCCTTTCAACCTTACTGATGAGCAGATGCAAGCCGTCGTCGTCGCGGCGTGTACTGCGGCTGCCATTAGTAAGCCTGTACAGGAAAAACTCGCCAACTACGTGCCCCAATTCTTGAACGAACAGGGACACCGAAGCATGGTCGGCCTCGCGGCGACCGGTGCCGTGGCGGCGGGTATTTTCTACGTGCTTAAGAGATACGCGTAATTAGTAATAATGCGTGTACATTGCACCGCCAAATTGAATATTTGCGATGAATAGCCCAACTATGAATGTGGGTATTAAAAGACCGAGTGTAGTCCCCGTGCTTTCAATACTCTCCCCGAATTCCGTGATACTCGTTTTGAGTTTTTCGTTTTGAAGATACGCGATGAAAAGCAAGAATGTCACCACAGACGCAGTGACGACGTATCTATAATCAACGCCAAACTTCTTGAACATACCCGTACCACGCGCGACCATGTTAATAAACAGTGGGGTCACGACCGTGAGTAGAATAGAATTCACCCACTTGCGTGTTTCCGGCTTCGCATTACCGGTCAGAAGTGGTATATACAAAGCAATAAATGTCAATGACCAAAGTAATATCAAATTGCCTATATCAGATTTCATTTATGATAAACATAGATTATTTATCCTGAATGTGCTTACCACAAAACTTTGTTCGTTCTGGTATCTCTTGGTAAATACCTATGGCTATACACATGGCTTTGATCTTATCGTAATTCTCCCAAAATTTCGTGCTATGTGCATATTCGTCGACGGTGCAGTGCGCGAGTTCGTGTATTAACACGTGCATGATTTCATTTGGTTCGCCGTCTATGCATATACCTATTTCGCGCCCCTTGTTTACGTTGTACCCAACACTTCCAGCCTGGGCGCGGTGATGTGCCGTGATAGGGATTTCGGTGCACAGTTCTCTAAACTCATCATTTCCCGTGTCGCGTATGTGGTCTCGTAGCATTTGATATCTTTCGCGAACGACACGCAAATTTTCGGGTTGTTTTGTGTTTAAAAATATGTACAAATTTACAATGATGAGAAGGAGTGCGAGTATCATCTCTTATATACGAAGATAAATTTCGAGTAGAGTTCGGAAACTGGATTTCCGCGAAGTGGTTCCCACGTCTCAAGTCTAAAACCTATTTTTTCTAAACGCGTCACGAATAAATCTCTGTGTGCTATCGGTTCGATTTTTGGGCCATCGTGATAGTAAGGTGTGTCTTCGAGTTGTACGAACAATTTTTCACCGAATGCCCCGTGACTCGTGCCTTTCATCAAGAAAAATGTGTCCTTTCCGTAATTTAATGGTGTTTTGAATATCACTTGCTGAGAATCTGGTACAATTCCAAACAGTCTTCCCCCGGGTTTCATTCGCCGCGCAATTTCTTTCGTAGTCTGTTTGAATAATTCTTCGCTTTGAAAAATGTAGTGAATCGAAAAATTATAACACACAGCGTCATATTTTCTATTTGGTGCACTCGTGATGTCACCGAGGTAAAAATTAATGCGCATTTTATACACTTTAGAAGCCCGAGAACGAGCTTCCTCGAGTGCATCTTCGAGTGGTTCACATGCACTCAAGTTTACCCCACACTGCTTGAACTTACCTATGTCTCCCCCGAAACCACATCCTACGTCTAACACGGCGTTACCTTCTCGACACACACGTGTTATGAGTTCCCTCTTTTCTTGGTTGTGATACTTTCGTATCTCTTCCATCACTTAAAAGTTTAGACCTTACTATAAGTATGAAACCTTTCCTTAAGTGGGTTGGTGGAAAAACGCAATTACTCGAGCCCGTCTTAGGTAGTTTTCCAAAAGAAATAAACGACTATCACGAAATATTTGTAGGTGGTGGGAGTGTATTGTTTGCTGTGTTGGATAGATGCGATGTACGGGGTAAGATACACGCGTACGACCTCAATGGGACACTCATAAACGTATACAAGGATGTACAGTCTCGACCAAAAGAATTGTACACAGAAGTCACGAAACTATTTAATGTGTATGATGGATTAACTGGTACGGATATCAATCGAAAGCCATCGAATGAAGATGAAGCGATGACATCCAAGGAGAGTTACTATTATTGGGTAAGACACCTGTACAATTCAAACGTTGGCGACCGGTCGGCTATGTTCATATTTCTAAATAAAACCTGTTTTAGGGGTGTGTTCAGGGAAGGTCCAAATGGGTTCAATGTACCGTATGGGCATTATAAAAGTACGCCGCAGTTCGTCACACTCGACGAATTTGAAAAAATATCGAAGAGTATACAACGTGTGGAGTTCGTACACTGTGACTTTAGGGATGCAATCGCTCGTGTCAAGTCCGGTGACTTCATGTATCTCGATCCACCGTATGCACCGGAAACAAAAACATCTTTCGTGGGATACACAAAAGATGGATTCGGAATGAAGGACCACGAAGAATTATTTGCGTTAACGAAGTCGTGTGGCGCTAAATTTACGATGAGCAATGCGGGTGTAGATTTAGTTCGTGCATCGTTTTGTGATTACAACATATCTGATGTAAAAGCGAGACGGGCTATAAATAGTAAAAATCCAGAAGCGACTACGACTGAAGTGATCGTTCGGTCATCCAATGATTAACTTCAGATTCATCTAATGTGTAGTATGCCGGGAACAATGTCCACTTCCGTGTTTTACGATTGATGTGCATCTTCCATGAAACGTCGCCATGTTTCGCGAAAAATACTTTTATACCGTATTTTTCGTTAAATTTTATAGGTATTTCATATTTTTTCTGTTTGAACCACCAATCATTTACGATAAATGCGAGATGAAAATTCACACCCGGGTAAAGGTGACGATACTCTTCGAGTAGACACGGACCGGTGCGAAGTTTTTCGTCGACAGAGCCGGGTATTATTTGGTGTTTACACTCGAAAAGGATTACCGTCTTTCTATCAGAACTGACGTAAGCGCCATCTGGTTTCTTATCGTGTTCCCAATATGTATCTTTTAGGTCAGACATGTGATTCATGAAATCGGATTGTTTCAAGTATACAAATGTTTTGTCGCCTATCACATATTTCTGTCCGGGTATATGATTTCGTAAGACACATTTTTCAAATGGTAGACCACTCGCATTCGTGTTTGATCCACCGTCTCCATGTGATATCATGTGTGGTATATATACGAATTATTTCTTTATATATAGAGTTTCAGACCAAAAGACGAGAATAATTGCGAAACAACACCATGTTTTTTCAATTTTAAAAACACAAAAAACTTTTTTTATTTTTTTCGATCCTTTTCAAAGAAGAAAGCGTAGAAAAAAATAATTTTTTTTATTTTTAATTTTGGGATTATATACACGGAGTAAATTGTAAATAGATATCAAATAGGTATAACCTCTATATAACCTCGTCAATTGGTCTAAAATAGGTATACTAAATTTTAATATTCTAAGTATTTTGGTACTTTTTCAATTTTAAAAACACAAAAAACTTTTTTTATTTTTTTCGATCCTTTTCAAAGAAGAAAGCGTAGAAAAAAATAATTTTTTTTATTTTTAATTTTGGGA